CTTTAAGAATGTTTTTGTTGCTGGTGCCACCACTTTGCCCCGACTCACGCCACATACCTCGACCTGCTTCTTCTAAAGTTGCAGCTAAGAAAGGCACAATGCCCGAAGCAGTAGCAACATCTGTAATTCCAGTGGAAGTAGTAGTATCTTCTGGAGTACCTGGATAGTTGCCCTTCACTCCAGAATTAGCTGCTTCTGCATTATAGAAGCTGTCAGGGTTGCTGGTATAGGCAGTGGTAAGATCAACCGCCGCAGCAGCTTCTGCTGGATCTAATGCCGGAGGTGCATTGATAGTAATACCAACGAATCCTGCACTGGTCCCAGCTTCTAGCCATAACGCTGTTGCAACATTATTTGTAAAAACATTAGGGCTACGATACACGTCAGCAACGTGTACTACTCCGTGGACTCCTGCACCTGGTACATATGGCATAATAATATCCTAAACTATTATTTACACCAATGCAATACCGGTAGTTCCTTGCATATACTGATCTGCTGCTTCTTTCTTAGCGGTCATCACAATAAACACATGTTCCCTTTTTAGAGTCATTGTTTCTTTAGCACCAAGGAATACCCAAGGAATCATACCCAGGCCACCACCGCTCATTGTGAGTGCTAGCGGTCTATTGATAGTATAACCTTGATGATCATCCTTTTCTAAACGTGCAATTAGTTCATCACCGTTGATTAACTTAATACTGACTACGTCCCCTTCGGACATTGGTTTTTCGATTAACATTTATATTTCTCCTGATTGTGCTAATTTTAACATTAGACTATATTGTTCGTACGCTTTACGAACTGCTGGATATGTATCACGCAGTGCTCGCTCACGTTCTTTCTGTTCCATAAGGGTTTCAAACATATTATAATGACCCTTACTTTTCATATTGTTGAACACCTGGCTTTCAAACTCAGCAATGCGTTCTAATTCACTTTCACTGATCTCAACTGTGTAAAGAGTTTCAGTTTCAAAAGTTATATGCTCTTGATAAAACTTATTATAGTCAGTCTCATAATGAAATAGGTTTACATTGGCACGAGTATGTTTGTAGGCACGTTTATTCGAGTCGATGACTCGAATGTTGTGTTCAGCTGCAAACTTTTTCAGTGTGTCACTGGGACTGGACATATTCTGTCACCATTGGGAATATCTCGGAGATAACTTTAGCACACTCGCGAGCAACTTCCATATGTTCTAACTGAGTTCCGTTTCCGCTACGCAGTTCAATAAAGTGTACCCAACTACGCAGGGTACCATTCATATACAAACGGCTAACTGTGTTACCTTCTGGGAGGATTGCACGAGCCTGCTCTTTGGCAATGCCGTTCTCAATAGCCCAAGCATAATTTTCCTTGACTAAATCAATCACTGCCTGTTGTCTACGATTCCATTCAATAATCAATTCACGATTATCAGTCAGCACACTGTTTTGACGATTCTTTGTATCTTGCAGGCGAGCATCGCGAAGAACAAAGTCTAAGTCCTTTGTAGGATCGGCGTAACGTTGACTAAACTCTTGAAAGCTGAAACTACGATGACGTAGGATTTGACGAGCAATATCGCGAGTAGTTTCAATCTCAAGACAAGCCGATACCATTTCAAGTGGGCTCCAATGTTTGTGCTTGACTAGATACCGGATCAGCTTGTCAGCTGTGTCCATATTGTATTGATTAGCAGGATTGCTAACACGAGCACAAAAGGCAATGAGCTCCTGAACATCTGTCAATCCTTCGTCATACATCCCACGACTTGGTCTGCTAGATGATACTAATTTAACTTTCATTTTTCTTCTTTCTTAGTTGGTAGTTCGCACAGGGCTTCTAGAGTCTTGTAGTGCTTGTATGCTTTTTGCAGTGCTTCAAAGTGTTCTAGTTTAGCAGGATCTGGAGTTAGGATAGATAGTCTTTTTTCGATAGTAGTTAGCAAGTCTCCGAGACTACGCCCCTTCCATTTGATATCTCCGTCAAACTCGGCATCACTGGTAACGTGTAATCCTGCACTCGAAACGTTTACTGCACTTGTGTTGTTAGTAGTGTAGATATAGGGACTGGCGTTCCAAGTCCCATTAGCACCTGCACCGGTAGATATTGTATACTGTGAGCCTTGGGCTCCTATTGAAGAAGTCATTGTTGTTTTTAACAAATCGTCAATTTCTTGTGCAGAAAATCCAACGTTCATAGTTAGATCATCACCACCCCATTGATACTCAACTGGTTTGATTTTGGAGATGGTTTCTGAGCTCATTAAATCCGCCTACTAGTTGTTCGTTAATAAAAATCTGTGGCACAGTTCTTGCGTTAGGTACAGCTTCTAGTAGTTGTTCTTTAGTCCATGTACCTTCAGTAATATTGCGTTCTTCGTAGTCAATGCCACGCTGTTTTAACAATGCTTTAGCCTGGTCACAAATAGGACAGGGTGTTTTACTCCATACGGTTACTTTCATAGTTATAGTTCCTTTGTGTTAAGTTTAGACGAAAAAAGGCCCCATAGTCAAGGCCTTTTTGTGTTTTGGTGAAATTAAAGATCAGGTAGTTCTTCGTACTCAACTGTGTCTGACATTACGCCGATGACATAGTTAGTTGATTCATTTTCCTGTAGTGCAGTCTGCTTCTTATTGATGTTCACATGTTTGTTAAACCAAGGAATAGGACTGAACTTAGGATGATCCTCTAAGTACTTGATACCAATTTCTTTTAGACGGGTAAATGCTGTGTAGTCCACAAAGTCTTTTAAGATGTTAGCGTTCAATCCGATAACCACACCTTTCTTGAATAAGAACTCAGCCCATTCTTTTTCTTCACGAATAACTTCTAAGTACAATGCATACACTTCGGCCGCACATTCTTGTTCTAGTTTGACAAAGTCGGGATCATCTTTGGTCACATTGTTGATCAACCAAGCAGTCCACTCTGTGTGCAATAGCTCGTCTTGTAGGATCAAGCTGATGATGTTGCCGTTGCCGATGTAGATTTTGTTTTCTACCATTGCCAGGCTAGTGGCAAAACTCACCATGAAGCGTAGAGCCTCCAGTGCATAGCTTGCGTGTAGTGCCATCCATATGGCTCGTTTATGCACCATAGTGTCAATTGTCTCTCCCAACTCTTTACGGCAGTTAAGCTGATGAAGATCCTCATAGTAACGACCAATGTTAGCAGCCATGCCAACAATTTCAGCTGTGTCGTGAATTTTGTTAAACTCGTCTTTAGGTACTCCATATACGTTCCTAATAATATGACTGTAGCTCTTTGAGTGAATATTTGTTTCAAAGAAACTCCAGTTGCTGACTAATGCTTCTAGTTCTGGCAAACTAATTACAGGTTGGAACACTTGATTAGGAGCACGACCTTGAATACTGTCCAATGCTGTCTGCCTTAGTAGGTTACTGGTAAAGATATGCTTGACTGCATCACTAGCTTCCTTGTGATCCATCTTGTCTTTAGTAAGACTGATTTCTTCTGGTACCCAAAAGAAGCCACGTGCTAATTCTTCGTACTTGGCAATCTTAGGATATTTGACTTCTTCGAAACGCTGTACAGTAACTGGACCAGCAGGATCCAAAAACATTGTACGCTTTAAGTAGTTTGTTTGTTTTGATAAGTTATATTGTTCTTTGCTCATTTTAATAATTTCCTGATGCAAGTACGATCTTGCAAATATGTTCTAGTCTCTCAATGTGTTCGTATGCACGCCACGGGCTTGTGTCAATAGCTACTACTCCATGTCCTTTAATACCTACAATGTCATAGGAAATGTTTCCATCACGATCTAATTGTAACTGTTTGTGGCACTGGTCAGCAAGCTCTTGACTGATAGGAGGTACGTCTCCTACATTAGGTGCTACTTTGGTGTAGCGATTAAGTTCTGGAAATGCTGCACTGACTGTACTCAAATCAATTCCGGCATGCATGGCAGCAATACAATACGTAGGATGCACATGAACTACTACACGAACATCATCCTTGTGTTGTCCCATTTCTTTCTGTAGTCCGAAGTGTAATGAAATCTCTCCACTAGGTACTAGATTCTTACTTATGTCCGAGTACGGTAAGTCTCTCCAACTATAGTTAAAAGCAGCACTACCATAACCACTATGAATACTTTTATCAATACTGATCTTTTTAAACTGATCAGGTTGCAGTGTTTGCTTTCGTACACCACTTGGTGTAATATAAAAATGGTCACGGTCATGATGACGTATTGAGACATTACCATCACGACTAGTAATCCAGTTACGCTTGTAAGCGTCAACCATTATGTCACATATTGTTTCTAACATTAATGTTTCTTTCTATAATCTTCTACTGCGGCTTTGATAGCATCCTCTGCTAGAATACTACAATGTATCTTAACTGGAGGTAGGGCTAGTTCTTCGGCGATTTGGGAATTTTTAAGGTTAACAGCATCATCAATATGCATACCCTTAACCCACTCTGTAACCAACGACGAACTGGCGATTGCTGAACCGCATCCATATGTCTTAAAACGAGCATCTCTAATAATACCATCTGAGTCTACCTTTATCTGTAACTTCATCACATCGCCGCAGGCCGGTGCTCCGACCATGCCGGTGCCAACTGTGTCGTCAATTTCAAACTTACCCACATTTCGAGGATTCTCGTAATGATCGATTACTTTGTCCGAGTATGCCATATTGTATCCTTATACTGAAAAACTACTGCCACAACCACATGTAGATTGTGCATTGGGATTTTGAATACTAAATTGACTACCGTGTAAATCTTCTTTGTAATCAATTACAGCACCACTAAGATACTGCATACTCATTGCATCGATTAATATCTTTACACCTTGTTTCTCTACAACAAAATCGTCTTCGTGTTGTTCTTCATCAAATGTAAATCCATACTGGAATCCAGAACAGCCTCCGCCTTGAACAAATGTCCTAAGTTTCAACTTAGGATTATTCTCCTCTGCTAATAGGTCTGTAATTTTAACAACAGCTGATTCTGATATAGTTACTTGATCCATTATAGCTTGCATGCCTCGCAATCGGCGTCATCATAAATGATAACATTGTCTGCTGCATTAATTGCAAATCCGTTTATACCATTAACCTGTGTAGTTGCAGTGACGTTAGTCTTGGCACCTACCTTATTAATTAGACTATAATAAATGGTCTTAATGCCCCACTTGTATGCAAGCATCAAGTTCTTAGCAATCAATGTAGCAGGAACTTTACCGTTAGCAAAGTGTGCTGGATTATAGAATGTGTTAGTGCTCAATGATTGATCAATGTAAGCTGCTAATACTGCGGCTGTCTTCAGGTAATCAACACAGTCGGTCTGTTCCCACATCATCTGATAACGATTCTTTAAACGTCTGTACTCTGGCACGACCTGTACAAACGATCCAGCTTTCGATTCCTTTACAGAAATCAATTCCATCGGCATTTCAATTCCGTTGGTGGAGTTTAACACAACTGAGCTGGACTCAACCGGTGCCACGGCCATCAAGGTAGCA